GTGCCTGATGTAGTAGTTACTATTTGATCTGAAGTAAGTTTTACGTAGGTCCAAGTATCTGTTGGTGTAATGAGGGCAGTGTGTTCAGCTTGTGTTAAGTGATAATATTCACCTGCCTGCCCACCTTGAAGTCCTGCTAAAGTATTATGCCCTACACCACCAACCAAATCATTAATAATCTTACGTAGCTTTTCATACCAGTCATTCCAATAACCACTACCAGGAGCTACCCCTACTGGGAGAGGGGGTAGTTTATTAGAGGCCATTTAACTAAGGGTTAAAGTAACACTTCTTACAATAGAATCAGAACCCATAACCTTAATATTTAAACTAGTATTTGAGGTAAGTTCAAAAACCAAGTTACCAACTATTGTAGGTGTATTACTAACTAAAGGGTAAATAATATCATCAATAGAATTAAGCCACTCTTTAGTGACTACTGTACCTGATGTAAAAGTAGTATCACTCATGATGTTCCTTTATTAATATCTACTTCAATGTCTTGTATCCTAAATGGATAATTGTCTGAGTAGGTAAATTTAAATATACGTTGTCTAAACCAACCTAGTTGTCTAATGCATACAAGGTCTTGTTTAAGGTTAGTAGATACAGCAGTGTTGTATGTAATATAGTCATCATCACTCCACTGTATCGAAAGAAAAGTGTCTGATGCTGGCCTATCACCAATAACAGAGAGTCTTCGCATTGTCTTTCTATTTAATGTACCAAAGTCATTAGCTTCTGTAATAATAGAGCATGTGTAGTTTACACTAGAATCTTGGAACAAGGTTTCATCAAATCTATAAATAGCACTATCAGTTCCCAGAGAGAAATAGGTACGGGTAGCCGAAGTATTAAATAGGTTGGTAGAAGTATAAATGTCAAAGATAGCTTGTGCTTGATATGCAAAGCGAGTAACAAGCCCCGTCTCAACATCAATAGCCCAACTCTTGTTTAAACCAGCATTGATAACATAAAACACATGCCCTTGAATAGCTACAATAGCACCTTTCCAGGAAGACACTGTAGAGGATACAGAAGAGAGGTAACGACTAATAGAAGGGGTACCAATGTTCTCTAGTTTGAAGTCTTTAAGAACAAACACATCTGGCTGACCATTAGCATCTGCACCAATATAGAAGATAGAGTTACCATGAATAGCAAATCCAGCTAGATATGTGTTAATCTTAATGGGTGTATCATTACGTTGCATTGGGCTATCAGGAGCAGCGTTAGCTGCATCCCAGTAATACTCAATGGAGCTAGAACCAAAAGCAATGAGGTAGTTGTTAATCTTGGCTAAACGAGTTACTTGGTCAGGCTCTTGCTCAGGAGCAATGATGGCATCTACAGTGAAAGAAAGAGGATCATTGTTAACACTGTTAGAGATAATAGAACTATCTTGTTCTACAAGGAAGAGATAACCATCTAGGAAAACAACATTAGGATCATGTGATGGAATGTCTGCTGAAGAAGAAGTAACTACTACATTGCTATCATCAATAGTGACAATACCGGTAGTTGCACTCCCGTCAGAAGCCACCATCTTAACTGAGCCATCATCATACAGAAACTCTGTAAAACCTACAGCACCAGTAGAAGTAGCAAACACATTAGTAATAGTTGATAGAGTAGAGGTAGCAAAAGCATATACGTAAACATTTCTACCAACACAATAAAATAGCTTATTCTTATCTGTAGCAAAGTGCATACCACGAATGGCTGTAGCACCCACTGAAGCAATGGCTTGAGCAGACCCCGCACGCTTCATAATAAACCTACGCTGGTCTCCTGCCTTTGTTTGTTTAACAATTTCAGAGAATACATTTAAGTAGTCTTCATCCTTACCTGACGTACCTCCATCTCGTAAGGCAATCTCACGAAACAAAGACACACGCTCCGAAGAGTATGTGTCCTGTGTTGGTGCTTTACTGTAAGCCAATTACATTCTCCGTTCTGGGGAAATGAAAAACGAAGCGTCCTCGGCTCCGGTCATTGTAGCCATTTCAATGTAGTCTTTAGCTTCACTCTTTAGTGCTGTACGGTCTGCAAGAGGGATGCCCCATTCAGGAGCAAGCAACACAGAGGTAGTGTAGATAAGAGGTAGGAGCCACTCCTCTGGGAAGTCGGCAGTTTCTGTACCAGTAGTAAAATATTGGAATGGACGTTGATATACTAAAGTAACTGTAGCAGTATTGGTTGATGCTGGTGTTGGCCAAATGGAAAGTACACCATAGTTAATAAAGGGCTGGTAATTTACTTTAAGAGGACTTCCACCAGGAGTGGTAGGTAAGATATTGTAGTCTTGCCTAGCAACTAGTTCCATAGGAACCTTAGCATTGCTTTCTGTACGGAAAGCTTGCAAAAGCCTCACAGGAAACACTGTATCTAGGGTTTGTCCTGTACCAATGTTATACACATTAGTAATGGGTGTGAAGGTGTACTCAGAACGTGCCCATAGAGGCATCCCTAGGGCTCGTAGCTGGCCTATCGCTGCATTTAGGGCTATCTGCCCATCTGCAAGATTAGAGGCGCTAGGAGTCTGCCCTTCAGCCACAACACCAAGCTTACGAAGAGCTGCTGTAAGAATTTGGTCACGAGTAAGTTGGTTTGTATATGAGCTAGAGGTAGTCATTAAGGTACTCCATGTCCATTGCTAAATAAATCAAATAGGGTTAAATACGGAATACTATTATTATCTGCCTGCATACAATCTGCTGTACCTAAATCAGCATAAGCACTGCTTGTAGCCACATTACACCGAGACCCTTCTACAAAGGTATCTGTACCATCTTTACTTACAATAGAAGGAAAGGCTTTCTCACCATGTACTTTGATAAGTGTTTGTGGATGACGAGTCTCAAAGTCTTTTTTACAAACTAAGGCACCTGTCCACTCCTTACGGATTTCTGTGGAAGGAAACCACATTCCACATCTATGGCAGGCAAACTTGTGGCCTTTACCGGGCCAGCCAATTTTCTTCATTTATTGCTACCTAGACGTTTTTCAAAGTGCAGTTCCATCCTATCAAGACGCAACCAAAGCTCTTCTTTAAACTCTCGGAAGTCTTCTTTCTTTACTGTGGTGTCTTTGACTCTATCCATGTCTTCCTCCACCTTTTTAATACGATCCCGTAGAGTGTCGTTATTCTGTTTCATGAAATACATGATAATACCAAGTAGTACATTGAAGATAAAGGATATTACAATTTCTGTCATCGTCGAGGTCCAATGTCTATTTTAGTACGCATATCAAGGTCCAGGGGCCAGATAGCTTGTAGGGGGTTACACATATAGGCTAACTGCGTTACTACCGCAGCAGGACCAGGGGCTGTGTTTAAAGGTACTTCAAAAGAAAACTCTGCATGATGAGGGTTAATTAAAGCAATTTGTTCCAAACCCTCAGCAGACATAAAGCGAGTTGCCATCAAATCGTAATAGGTACCTTGGCTATCTACTAAATACCTAGACATGAGAACACTACAGAAACGTTCCCTAATTACTGGAACCTTGAGTTTAACAAGCTCTCCTGGAGTCGCTAAATTGTGTTCAGCAGGACCAGTCACTACTAAGGGAGGCTTACTGTCAAATATCCAAACACTCAATTGTAGGAAGATATAAGTAAGAAATATAATTAGATATGAACTAGTAGTAAACCAACCAGAACAAACCTTCTTTAGAAAGGAGTGTTTCATTATCGATTTCCTCTAACACTCATACTCTCATATGCTCCTCTTGATGGGGGATTATTAAAGAAAGTATTTTGTTTATCTTTATAGTCTTTAGTATAAATACCCGTATGGTATAAATTACCAGAACTATTAGGAATAAAAGACACATTATAATTAGGAGTTGTGGTAATGGTACTACCACCTGCTGCCATACCATCTGCATAATTAGCAGTGTTATTGTATAGACAATTATAATTATCTGTATTTTTAGTATTCCAACTATAGATACCTGTAGTATGCCCAGTAATTACATTATTATAAATGTTACTATTACCAGAATAATCAGCAGAACCACTACCTAAAATACCATAAGGACCATTATTAATAATAGTATTGTTTTGAACAATAGTACCATCACTCCCTAAAAGCCTAATGCCAAATTGAGCATTGTTCTTTACAACATTACCTACTAAAACAGTATTTTTATTTTTGTGGGAGATAAAACCACCTCCCTCATTATCATATGCAATATTACGTAAAAATCTTACAGATGCCATATCATCAGCAGCAAAACCAGCACCCTCAATAGAGAGTTGTTTGTTTGCACTACTTTGACAATTTACTACAGTGACGCTACAAGGCTTATACTGAGCTTTACAACTAAACCCAGAAATTGCTGTAGGATTAGCTCCAGCATTAATATATAAAGTACCAGCAGAAAAACCATATTCTCCAGCAGCAGGGGTTGTAGGAGTAGAAGTATTTTGTGTTAAGAATAAATAACCACTCCCTGTGTTTGTATTTTTATTACACAGAGCTAAGTTAATAACATCTAGAACAGTCCCACTATAGTTAGCAGGAGTAGTGATAGCACGGGAGTAAATAGTGCTTGTTGTATTAGTCCAACCAGAACTAGAAAAAGTAGCCATAGCTGCTACAGCAGAAAAACCATAGCCGTCAGTAATCTGACCATTTTCTTTAAAGATACAGTTTCTGACTACAACACCATCCGCTCTACCATAAATATTCATTCCATGAAAACCACACTTAGTCATTGTGCAGTTCTCTATTAAGACTTGTCTTAGGCCGTATGTAGGAGGAGCATCTAGGTTTACAAAACCTAAATCAATACCTGTTGCTTTAGTTAAAGATACATTAATATTACGAAGAGTAATACCTAAACCGCCACTACCAAAAGAACCATAAATACCCGCACCAATACCTGAACTAGTTTCAGTAGAGTACCCTACACAATCAATATCTTCTAATGTAATCCAGTTTCTATCTGAGATGGATAAGCAAGAAGTATTATTGGGAATAGAGATAATCTTTGGGTTAGGGCCGTCCCCATATCGACCAAAGTAAGTTGGATTATTGATTGTACCATTATAAGCAGAAGTAACGGTAAACTGTCCTGTACGAGTTGTACCTGCTTTTAGTAAATAGTGGTTGCTTGCAGCAGCAGCGGAGCGGGTAGTGATGTATTCTAGAGTCTTCCAAGCTTGTGCTTCTGAAAGACCATCCCTTCCTGCATCATCTATACCACCATCAAAATCGATGTAATAGGTAGCCATTATACGCTAGGAGCAACTAAGAAGTTTACAGTACCAGTTCCAGCAAAAGAAGCATAAGCACCTGCGGTAGTAATGACACCTACAGGAAAACTATATTGACCTACAGCAGTAGAGGCAGGAATAACAAACAACACTGTACCCGAAGCAGCAGAAGCATTATCATACACTGTAGTAGCAGCAGCACTCATGGCTGTGGTAACAATATATCCATAAACAATACAAGGAGCATTAGCAACCACACCAGTAGCAGTGAGGTTTACATAGGAAGCTACTGAACCACCAGCAAGCCGATTAAATTGTGCTAGTTCACCATTGAGCATTGCAATTGAAAGTTGCCCAGCGGCATTAACCTTAACAGGTTGCCAAGAGCCGTCGGCTCCGTTAAAGGGGGTGTCGTTCTTACCGTGTAATGTTACATGCATACCCATGATATTCTCCTAGAATGGCTTGCGCTTGAGGGTGTATTAAAGTGTAAAGAAGGGGCTTTTCACCCCTATTGGATGCTTACGCATCTAGATACCTGGACCCGTTAGGGGAAGGTATCAGTCGTCTACTGCTTCGCCAGGACCAGTGACAAAGAAGTCAATCATAACAAAACCAGTACCACCAGCAGTGCTAGAACCAACAGCATAAGACACTGTGATTGGAGCATCTACTGTGAGCTTGGTTAGCACTGATACACCCGCAGAGGTACCAGCATTAACCAGACCCACCTTCGTGGTGCCCATAGTAAAGGTTTCTAAAATCCCATCCACATCTGAACCAAGACCAACAGTAAAGGTTGCAACGG